GATAGATTTCGAGAATGCCCTCAATTGGCACTTTTGCAAGCACTTTGCGAGCTTCATCCGGCTTATCAAACACGCTGTAAAGAATGTCGCTCAAATTCTTAATAGCCTCTTTAACTCTTGTTAAATCATTAGTGTTTCGTGCTTCTTTTAGTTCGTCGCATAGGTCGACATAAGATAATGTTTGAGCTGAAGACATTGGTGTAACCTTGAATTCTACACCGTCAATCTCGGCAGTGATTTGTTTTGTGTATACTGATGTTGAAATAGATACTGACATTGTAATTAAAATCCTTTTTTATGCTTAGTATTATGTGTCTATACAGGGTGGCAATAAAAACTTGTGCTTTTCTGAAAATATGTTATAATTGAGGTATTATGGATATGGGTACATTCATTGGAGCATGGACTGTTATCCAAAACAATGAAAAAAATAAGAAGAAAAATAGTCCAAAAACTTATCCAGTCGAGCATTCGATTATCTTATGGCTTTTATTTGGAGGTATTTTTGCCTACATTCCTGTAATCTACTTTACTTTCTCGAAAAAACATAAATGGCATCTATAAAAAATAAGCTCCTACTAAGAGCTTATTTTAATCATTAAGACTTTATTGGTGTGTAGTAACTGGAATGGTCTTTTGTGCAGTTACATCCCATTTAGATGGCTTAGCTAAATCGCCAGTACCAACACGGAAGTAACCATTATCAGTTGGTTGCATTTGTAGGGTTGCCTCAATAGATACTGCATCTGTCGTAGATAATGTTGGATTAAATGTCATATTTACGAGACCTGCAAAAATGTGGATATCATTATCGTCGGTTTTCTCGCAGACTGGATGGATATTAACAGGAAGTGCTTTACGCATGCTGCAGTTGTTGCTTCCAAATACGATTGCACCAGTTTTTTGAGCTTCAGCAGTAGGTTTTTGATATGCATCTGCCCATAAGACTTTTAGATAATCCAAGTTTGGCAGGTAAACGGTAAAGGTTAACTCTGCAGTTTCTGCTTTACCTGATGGTTGCTTACGAGTACCAGCTTGAGTTTTCGCTTCTACCGTACCTTCAGCATAGTTTGGTGTAATATCGCCAAGACATTTTGCTGGAATAAGGGTATTTCCAATACTCATCTCCCATTTACCAGCCATAAGTGTTTCGTCCATATATTCTCCTTTATGGTTATTAGTAATAGATTGTGCCAGTAAACGACCAAACCATTCGTCCATTAGTATCTAGCCCCACATTAGTAATGGATGATGGTGGCATAATAGTTACATTATGATACTCCCGACTAAACACTGGCGGTACAGGTGGGAGTGTACAGATATCGTATGAGTTATTTAGGAACTTTCTTATATTTTCGAGCTTCTGGTAGCTCTCGATGTCGGTTTTACCTCTCGAATAAAAGATGTAATCTTGACGATTACGCATACCCCTATCTTGAGAAGCTCCGACGCTGGCAATATAAATGCCATTTTTGCCTAAGCCAATCTTCTCCCAGAATAAATCCCGATCAATTTTACCGAGATCATTATCTTCGAGGAATTTAAGTAATGACAATACAATCATTTTAGAAACTCCTTGAAGCCAAGCTTAGCAACAACATTATCTCCAGCTTTTTGCAGATAATATTTAGTATGAGGATTTTTCTTATTCTCAAAGTGTCGACGTCTGGCATATGGCACCCTAGCATCCCCGAACTTAACATGTACTTCGGAATCAGATACAACTTCGACTCGTCCATCGCTTTTTAGTTCACCAGTTAATTCTGGAGCTAATGCAATAGCATCCATCAGGATTCTATCACCCATAGCACGTAAACCATTTCTCCAGTTCTCTCGCTCGACTCGCTCAAAAAGCTTCGTGTTAGTTCTAATTATTACCGACATATTCAGCCCTTTCAAGCGTTAAAGTTAGATGTTCAACCTCATTAGTGTCAAAATTACGCCCTTCAGTTACGCCAATAATCGAATAATCAGCATTGTTATAGCGAATACCGTTGCCGATAATCTGCTCGCAAGTTAAACCAGTAAAATCTTCTGGATGTACATGGACGGTATTGTTAGATTTCCGTGTTTCCTGATTGCCTTGCGAAATCATGCCTTCTTTAATCTTAACGATACCTCGAAGGGTTTTTTGACCTATAATTCGGTTGCCATAAACCTCACCTCGACTAATTGTTAGATATTCAAAGGGTACCTCAACAAACATATCAAACACGGTCATAACATCGTCTTTCCGTGCATAATGCCGCTCGAACATTGACTGTACTTTAATAGCGTTGCACTTTCATTAGATAAAACTAAACTCATCGGACTTTTCTTGTCAGCTGTATAGTTGATAGAAAAATCTTCTACTCGTTTCGATTCAACTCCATTATTATGCTCAAAATCCTGCGTCGCTTTAATACTGCCAAACATTTTAGCTAGAAGCATTTTGAGGTCGGCAGAAATTGGGTTTGGAAGATTAGGCAAGCAAAGTATATCCTTTAGTTTTAGTTCAGCGATTTCAAAGTAAATATTAAAATTCTTAGTTTCAACCTCAGAAAGAGGACGACCAAGCAGAGCAACTACTTCATCTTGTGATAGCACAGGTTTGTAATTATTCATCTGATCGTCCTTTCCTTAGTTTAATTGATTAAGCATGTGCAAATGCACCGGCAACGGTCTTGTAGCCTTGTGCAGAACCACCAACATAACGCTCAGTAAGCATAACGTCTTGGTTTTTATTGGTGTCGAAATCAGTACGTACGGTTGCAGTAGGTTCACCAATTAAAACGTAACTCTGGTTAGCGTATGCAATAGCCTTAACGTCTTTACCAACAAGCTCGTCAATTTCAAAGATCTGCTTTACGTCAAGTAAATTAGCAAAGTTAGAGCCTGCTGGGAACATCAAGTGTCCGTCAGAACCTTTAGCTAATTTAAGTTCAGTAGTAAATCCAGTTGGTACAACCAAGATTTTACCGGCGTTTTTCTCATCCTTGACTGCGCCAACGGCACGAACTGCCAATTCATAACTGCCCTCTCCAGTTTCACCTGTAACTTTGGTAGCAACATTTGAACCATAACCACTAGTTGCATTGATGTCGGAAAGCATTGGATAAAGACCACGAGTACCTTGTAAGGTAGCCTTATCGCCAGTTCCTTGACCGATTAAAGCACCGACTGCAATAGCGTTAGCGACACGTGCAGCTAATTCTTCAACACGGAAGGCAAGCAATTCACCAGTTTCATCATCGTAGAGGTCTTGCAAGTCGATTGGAAGCTTTTTGTAGATACCAAGACCTTTAAGATCACGACGAACGTTGGTCAGAGACTGGTCAGCTTTTGCATCGCCTTTTTTGTGTCCATTAGCGGTATCACTAGTACCAATTGCGTAAACGGCAGCACTTTTTACTCCTACTGTACGGAAAGTTGCCAAAATACCAGGATTATCGACCCATGCCTTGAAGAAGATATTTTCAATCTGGGATGGCATGATAGCATCACCGGTTACACCTTTAGATTTAAGGTTTTCATTCCATTCACGCATGATCTGTTCATTAGAGCCACGGTGGTTTTTGAGAACGATATTCTTAAAGTCTACAAGTGCAGCTTTGGTTTTGAGGTAGTTGTTTGCAGAAGCTGGCTGGTTAGGCATGGCACCTTTTTCCACAACTGCATCTTTTGCAATTTCTTTATTATTCATAGTTTCTTCCTTTTCTTCATTATTATTAGTTTCGAGTGCTTCTTGAGTTTCACCCTCTGATTCATTAACGATTTCTTCCCCTGAATTATCAGTGGGAGTTTCGTCAGCTGTTTCTGGTGCTTCGGTTGTCTCAGAAGTCTCAACTTCTGGTGATTCTGGAGCGACCGTGTGGTCTTTTCCATCACCATTGGCATCACCAAAATTGTCGTTTTGTTTTGTCTTCATTTCGTCTCCTAATAAAGATTTAATGGCAAGTAATCTTGCTTCCTTGTTGGATCCACGATAGACCAGTGAGACCTCAATCACTTCAGCTTTACTGATTGTTTCGGAGTCAATATTGTAATCGTAGTCAATCATTGTGATCGAGAACGCATTAGACAGATGACCTTCTTCAAGCAGTGTGAGCATTTCTTGGGCGATTTCTCGCTTGGAAATACCAGCTTCAAATGTTAGTTCATTATTCGAGAAGTAAGCAGCACGAATGGAGCCAATCACATCACGAACATCACCGCTGTGGTTCAACATTAAAGGGATATCAATGACTTCACTTACTCCTTCGCTTGGGATAGCCGAAACAGTAATATCTCCACCACCTTTTAATGGTAGGCGTAAGCTTGCTACATCTACATGCTCATAATGACGATCTTCGTTATTATGAGCATGTACATAAAGAA